CTAACCTTCCGTATAGCTCTACTAATGTGTCTATACAGATAGACGGTAAGATGACTTATGCTGATGATGGATTTGATAACACAGTCTTGCCGTGGCGTTGGAGACTAGATTCAAGTAACATCCTCTACAACACAATTGCAACGGCAGGTACTAGAACAGGCCAACCAAGGTTTATACAAAGACAGGCAACTTCTGGTTACGATGAGGTTATTGGCGCAAACAATGTTTACAGCCCTAACTTTAACGTACCCTTCAACCTTGCGGGTCGTTATGGCTCTACGTTCATCAATGGTGCGCACGAAGGCACACTACTAACAGCTAACACAACCCCTACGGCTCTCCCTGACTTGTCATCTACTAACTTAGAACTTGGCTACATCTTTATGGGTACAATAGGTAAGTTTAGAGTGTGGGATGAAGACTTAACAGACGCAGGTATTGAGGAGGCTTCAACATGATAGAAGAATCAGGAATAAAGATTGACTATTATCTTAAGTTAACTAACGAAGCATCAATGCCTACAGTCTTGTCAGACTTCTATAACGAAGACGGTGAGTTAGTGTCAAATACATCAGACTACTCTATCGACGTTGTAGGTACTCTACACGAGTCTACAGGTAATACCCTAACAGATGATGACGGCATGGAGTATCCTGAGATGCAAGCTATGACAGGCTGGCATGTGAACATTAGATTAGTAGGTGATGCAGTTAGAGAAACTGTAGAAACATTAGACACATCTTATGGTGTGACACCTGATGCTCCACAAAGAGTATGGCTGTAACTAAAGGATTTATAAATGACAACTTGGTCAAGACTTATATATCAACACGATCCTTTAGCTATAGCTCAGGGAGATGTTAACTATTATTCGTCAGTGCAGAAATTCGGTGCTAATTTCGATATAGGTATTAACTCTGACCCAGAAAGTGTCTGGAGTGTTGGAGGTCTTTACCCTTGGTCTGCTCTAGACACTGCGGAGACTTTGTATATTATATCAACAGACAATACTGATACAGATACTGTTCTCCTTGAGGGACTCGATGAGAATTACCTCCCTATAACTGAGTCTATTCAGATGAGTGGTACTACAGCAGTTACTACAGTTAAGCAGTTCAAGCGTATTTATCGTATAGAATACAATCACGGCACTGTTAACTCAGGTGTTGTTACAGCTAGGACCACAAGTGCTACAGGTACTATAGTAGCTCAGGTTGATGCTGAATTAGCTCAGACCCTAATGGCTGTTTATACAGTACCTGCTGGGTTCACCGCTTATCTACTTAATCTTGACTTCTCTACAAACAAAGGTAAGGACGCTCAGTGTAGGTTGTACGCAAGAGAGTTTGGTAGGTCTTTTAGGATTAGACACTTAACTGAGGTGTACGAGAATAATTATAGATATGATTTCACTATACCGCTACACTTTCCTGAGAAAACTGACATAGACATGATTGCCTATCAAGTTGAAAGTGCTGGCACACGAGTATCATGCAACTTTGATTTAATTTTAGTAGATAATGCGAGGCCAAACCATTGAGTATTTTAAAAGGACAATACGCAACAGACGTATTTACAACTGAAGCTGAAGCTAGAATTAGGTCTATGGATCTAGGTTTAGATGGAGCAACTCACGTATACGACTACCAAGGTCAAGCTGTTTACATGCCAGCGGCCTCACACGAGGCTTACATGGCTTATATGGGGGGTAAAGTCCCAGAAGATGCTGAACAGCCCTCAGTGGACCGCATAGAGGCTCTCAGAGCCATTGTAGCTGAAGTAATGAAGACAGAGTTTGCTAAGGCTGACTATCAAGGTGAGAAAGTCACTTTAAATAAGCCTAGACGTATCAAAGGTGGCAACAAGAAGTTTGAAGTCTTTGTACAGTCTGGTGGTAAGGTAAAGAGAGTTACATTTGGAGATCCTAATATGGAGATCCGAAGAGATGACCCTAAAGCAAGAGCCAATTTCCGCTCTAGGCACTCTTGCGATACAAAGAAAGATAAAACAACGGCTGGCTATTGGTCATGTCGTATGTGGGAAGCTAATACATCGGTGAGTGATATGACTAAAGCAAATATTGAAGGTAAGATCCTTAAGACTGACGACGAACAACGATTAGTCTATGGTTGGGCTTCAGTAGTAACCGAAAAGGGTGAAGCTGTAGTAGACCGACAAGGTGATGTAATAGAGGCTGACACTCTTGTGAAAGCTGTTAATGAATTTATGGAGCATGTGCGAGTCGGCAAGGCTATGCACACAGGGGATCAAGTAGGTGTCGTTGTACACTCACTCCCGATCACTAAAGAAATTGGTGATTCTCTAGGTATCCAGTCTGACCGTGAAGGATGGGTTGTCGCTTACAAAGTATTCGATGATGATGTCTGGGCAATGGTGAAGTCTGGTGAACTCGCCGCGTTCTCTATAGGTGGACGTGCTATTAAGGAGGAAATCTAACTTGCCTAATCTCCTAAAAAACTTGCACCTTGAAGAACTATCCCTAGTGGACCGTCCAGCCAATGCTCAGGCAATGGTTAGTCTATTCAAGCGTGACAATTCCTTTGAAGGTATAAACAAAATGAATGAAGAAATGGAAACTAAAGTAGCCGCTTACATGGAGGACAAAGGTTGTGGTCGTGCAGACGCAATGAAAGCCCTTGGATACAACATGGATAAAGCTGAAGAAGTTGCAGAAGAAGTTGAAGTTGCTGAGAAGGCAGAAGAGGTTAACCCTCTAGAAGCTGAAGTAGAAGCACTTAAAGCTGAAAATGAAACACTTCGTAAAGGTCTTATCGACAACGGATACGTAATAACTGCTGAGGCAATCGAAAAGAAAGCTGAAGTAGAAATGATGGACATAGAGGGTGAGATGGTAGTTAAATCTGACATTCCAGCTCCAGTCCTTAAAGCACTTGAAGCGGCGGCTCTAGAAAAAGCTGACGTTGCTCTAACTAAGAGTGCTGAAGAAGCTCTACCACACTTTGACCTAGCTGTTGCTAAGTCTTTAGTAGAGAAGTTCGCAGAAGAAGAAAAAATCATGGAAGCATTGAAGGCGTGTGACGCATCTATCGGAGCATCTATGGAAGAATTTGGTAAGTCCGATGTAGACGGTGAGTTTGCCTCATCTTCAGACAAACTAGATAGTCTTGTAAAGTCCTACATGGACGACAACCAACTAAAGAAAAGTGAATACGCCAAGGCTTACGCTGTTGTAGCTAAGACTGACGAAGGTAAGTCACTTATTAACAAAACCTACAAAGGGGAATAATCATGGCGGTAATGCAGTCTCGTGACAACCGTACTTTCATCGCTGGAGAAGATTTATCTTCAGCACAATTCAAATTCGTAACTCTTGAGTCAGATGGTCAAGTAGACCTAGCTGATTCTGCTGGCGAAAACGCTATCGGTGTTTGCATCGTAGGCGGAACTGCTGGCAACGCTGTAACTGTAACCGTTTCTGGTTCAGTAATGGTAACTGCTGGTGGCACTATTGCCGCTGGAGCCGCAGTACAAACAGACGCCGCTGGCGATGCTTTAACAGCCGCAACTGGTGACGTTATCTTAGGCTATGCCCGTGAAGCTGGTGTAGATGGACAAATCATCGAAATAGAAATGATCCAAGGTGGCAACTTAGCGGCCTAAATCAGCATTTTAAAGGAACAACATAATGCCATTATTAACTCCCTCTTCAGTACATATAGATCAGCCGTTATCTAACTTAACGCTTGCTTATGTACAAGAACAATCAACTTTTATTGCTGACAAAGTATTCCCAACAGTGGGCGTACAAAGACAGTCTGATAAATACTACATTTATGACCGTGCGAATATGAATCGCTCTGGTGATGTTAAGAAATTAGCACCACGTACAGAAGTGAACCGTATTGGTATGGCAATCTCTAACTCTTCATACTTCGCAGACGTATATGGTCTAGGTATGGACTTCGACGAGCAAACACTTGCTAACGAAGATGCAATGTTAGAAATCCGTTCTGCTGGTGCAGAAACACTTACTAACCGTCTCTTAATCCACCGTGAAAAAGCATTTGCAGATACATTCTTCAAAACTGGCGTTTGGACAACAGAAGTAGCTGGTGCGGCAAGTGGTGCTGGAACTCCCGTCTACTGGAACGACTACACAAACTCAACACCTATCTCAGATGTAACTGCTGGCGCACGCGGTATGCAGTTAGTTTCTGGAGGCTTCAAGCCAAACACAATGGTTGTTGGTAAAGAAGTTCGTGACATCTTGGTTAACCACCCTGACATCCTTGCACGTTTGAATGGTGGTTCTACTATCAACAACCCTGCATTGATCACAGACGGTAAGTTA